CGTCACTCATATTACTATCCTTAGTTCGCCAGTAGCGGTTTTATACACATCGTTTACAGACAATCCACCAGCTACAGCGGCAGCGTTATCGGCATATGCTGGTAAGTTTAACAGGTTTAAAGTATTAAATACAGCCGTTCCGGGGTTTTGTGCCTGAGCCAGATATACAGAGAAAGCTCGCACCACTTCGGACATGTACCGCTGATCGTATGCCTGCGGTGCAATCGGGAAGTATGGGACTGGCGCTTCTCTTGTTGCCATTACCTGCGTCCGTCCTGTCTAACATCCATGCGAGGAGAACCAAGACGCCAAGTCATACCTGTTTCGTTAGAGTCTACACGCAAAGCCATTGACCGTCCGCGCAATCTTACGAAGGCCTGATTAGTAAACTGCTCTACAGGAACAGTAGCCGTCTTTGTTACTGTGCTATCATCTTCCTGTAGGTAATTACCGCCGGGAAAGTTCCTTGCCTTCATCGTAAACGTAACAGACGGAGAACTCACAGTTGAGTCCCGAAACGTAACGTCTGGAATGATTCGGCTTACAAACGAGAAGTTGTTGCCGTCCCCAATATCAAACTGACTAGACTCAATATAAGCAGAAATTGCAGCTGCAGGGTTTTGACTTCCATCATCAAAGCCATTCTCATGCGTATAGAGGTATCCGTCCAACCCTGCCGCGATAGGGTTTTGTTCAACACCACGGTCAATCCAAGCGCCACGAGCTAAGGTGCCGTAATACCAGATGTTCTGTTGGTAGTTATAAACAACATAACGGTCTACATTAGCACTATTAGCAGAGGGGTAATACCACCATACTTCAGAGAATGACGTATTAGATGCGGCGAATACTTTTTCAGATTGGTTTTGATTAAAGTCAGAAAAGACGTAATCGCGTACCGTGCAGGGTAACTTTTGAACCGCGCCACCATAAGTATAGAACTCGTTATTACCCATCCAAAAGACGTTATCTTCAATTGCTATCGCAGAGTTGGGACTTGCTATTGTCACGTTCTCTGAGATCATGTTGATCCCAAATGTAAACGGTGGTCCTAAGTACTGCATTACATGAAGAGATGCGTCCGTGAACACTAATATTTGCTGACGGGTCTCAAGTGCCGTAACAATTCTTGACCCAGAGCCGATAAGCAAGTCTCCCGCAGTATTGGTTGTTGACGGAGTCCAGTCAGCGGCGTTTTCCTGATCGGAGAACCTTATCAACAATGGGTCTTGTACTGAACTACCGAGTGGGTTCGCACCGAAAGCAATAACGTGCCTGTCAACATCAGAGACAATAACCTTAGCGGCAACTGTTGGAGTGTTGCTGGCCCCGGCAAGAGAACTTAATGGAACGGCTCTTGAAGTTAACCCAACACTCGCGTCCCAATAGTAAACACCGCCATTGTACACGTTTATAATTAGGTCTTCTCCAAAGTTATCGTGTGACCATAGACGCAATGTATCTGTTAAAGTATCAATAACCGCCGCAGAGTTCCAAGCACCACGCGACCAAGTTCCAGCACCCCAGCCATTGCCAAACACAGAAGTATCGAGGCCCGTGTTGATCTGATACGCGCCTACGACAGAGGAGCCACCGTTCCCCGAATCAGAGCTGTTTGCCGTAACGGCAACGGGAGTATACTCACCGTCAACAGTAATATCGGCAACGCTGTTTACTTCTCTGGCTGTTATTGTGTAGCTGTTGCTATCCACAATAGAGTTGATTTTATACTCTTGGTTTAAAACATCCGCCGTGACTAACCCACCCAAAGAGACCGCACCGCTAAAGGTAACAAAATCTCCCACCACCGCACCGTGATTTGTGTCGGTCACAGTAATTGTAGACGAGCCATCCGATGCGGCAAAAGTTACATCCCCTGCCGAGGTCGTTTCTCTGATAGGAGTAATGTCGTAATAACCCTGACCCTCTTCGATGTAGTACTTATCGTTAGTTCCAAGACCTATATAATTATTTAGAGCAATCGTTCTCCACGAATGCAATGCCCGACACGAACCAAGAAAAGACTTAATACCCAGCTTTGTCCATCCACCAATCTTCTCGGGATAACCCATGCGAAACCGCACTTTGTCCATGTCGTACCAACCACCTTCGTTGCTATACGAAGTGGATTCTCTGTTGATACCGGGCTGGAACTGAAGTTTGGTTAACGGCATTTGCGCTATCCTTACGGTTTAGTGGGCCAATCAGCCTCATCCAAGTTAGGCCAGTTAGCGTGGCTTGTGATGTCACGCAGTGCTTGACGGTATGCTGCCATTTCCGCTGACATTGTAACGTCAGATAGAGCGTAGAAGTCTGTAAGTGACAATCTCAAGTTTCTCACTGACCTTGCATCGTTTACAATTTGGTCATCCCACTCTTGGATTTCAGCCGCCGTTTTCTCGTTGATTGACCAACCGATCACCCAGCCACCATCAGATAAAACGGGCATTGCTGCCTCCGCGATAGTCTGCGTCCTTTCATCAAAAGATGGTTGATCTTGCAGCGCCACAGGGTACATATTCCAATCAGCTAAAAGATCGTTGCTAGGACGCTTTGGGAAAGATGTATTTGGATTGTCACGGCGCAGATTGCCGACCGTGTAGGGATATTGGTCTACTGCTCCGTTTGAGATTTTAACGTACATATTGTACTTCCTTTGCTAAATAACAGTTGTTGTTGAACTGACGCCAGAAGCGTCAGGAGAAGTTTCTGATGGGGAATAAGGGCTAAAACCTATTGCGCCATAGCTTAGAATAGAATAGATGCCAGCAATAAAGTTGACAGATTTAACGTCAATATTGCTTGAGCTTACGGTATTGTAATCAAATGGCCTTACACAGTCATAGCTTCCTGTTAAGGAACCATCGTTTGGCAATCTGAAAACTGTCGAGATATAAGCATTAGATGACCCAACAAACGCATAGCTTTCTAACATGATGACTATTCTGTCTTGGCTGTCTATAACCATAGAAGCCTGATCTTGGAAGTACCCATAAGTAGTTGAGTTATCGTGCCATAGCTCTCTCGCCCACTGCAAAGTTCCAGATGTATTATATTTTAGCAAAACGTAACTAATTCTTGATGAGGGATCATTGTTGTAGACATAAATCAGGGCGTAAATATTGTTGGAGCTATCAGCCGCTACAGCAAAAGTTCTACTCCGCTTATAAGTGTACGTACCTCCGTCAGGGGTTACTGCTAGCTTTTTAGACCAAGCCACGGAATTACTTGACACATCATACCTGCCAATAACCGCAGCCCTGTCATTTGTGTTAACAAATATCTCGCCGCCAAAAATCATGTCGTCGTTGCTGTCAACTGCAAGCTGCCTGCCAGTGCCAAGATGCTGCTGAAATCTTTGCTGAGTACCAGTAGCGGAAAGTCTAACCACATCTTGTTGAGAGGGACTAGACGCAAATGTGTTCGCTCGTATCTCAACATCCCAATCGTTTATACTGCTATTTGGCCCATTGTGCATTTCAAGCCAGTGACCAGAGCTATTAAACACGCAGCCCGTCCCATACCAATCCCAATCATTAAGCCGCGGAGCTTGGTCAAACTGTTTTGTCCCTGATGAATTATAGCCTATATTGAAACCTTCATAAAAACCAAGCCCAGAATATCTCCGATATCCATTCGCAACTATATTAGAACCATTTACTGCTATGTAAGTGGGTATGTAAAAATTGTTTGAGCTTTCATCGCCGTAATCTCGGACCCATTGCAAAGCACCGCTTGAGTTGTACTTACTGACACATCCTTTTAAGTAGGTGTATGTTGTTTGACCGTGATACCCTGTAACGTAAACATTTCCACTGCTGTCTGCGGCACACCCGTATGCAACATTTCCACCTGACTGGTTTCCATAGTTTTGGTACTTCATCCAATCCAAGTCGCCCGTTTCACCGTTTAACTTGTAAACCATGCCCCCAGTAACTGTGCCTGAACCATCATAATCATACTGGCCTGAAACCAATATGTTATCCGACCCATCTAAGGCCACATTGAACGGCCTAACCCGCTGACCTTCACGATAAACTGTATTGATAAAGTAATCCGCCCCACCACCGGCAGAGGCCATCATTGTCTTTTTCCAGTTAGCCATCTAAATTACC